GTAGAGCAATGGATTGAAGCTCCATGTGTCGGCGGTTCGATTCCGTCCCGCGCCATTTATGGAGGGGTAGCGAAGTCTGGCTAAACGCGGCGGACTGTAAATCCGCTCCTTCGGGTTCGGTGGTTCGAATCCACTCCCCTCCATTCTTTATAGGGATATAGTTTAATGGTAGAACAACGGTCTCCAAAACCGTCGGTGTGGGTTCAACTCCTACTATCCCTGCCATGATGGCGGTAGTGGCGAAGTGGTTAACGCACCGGATTGTGGCTCCGGCACGCGTGGGTTCGATTCCCACCTACCGCCCTTTGATTGGGTTATAGCCAAGTGGTAAGGCAATGGACTTTGACTCCATCATGCGCTGGTTCGAATCCAGCTAACCCAGTTGGGTTTGGGCAATAAATGATGGCGGTATAGCCAAGTGGTAAGGCAGAGGTCTGCAAAACCTTCATCACCGGTTCAAATCCGGTTACCGCCTTTCCTGAAAAGGTTATAATCCTGATCAGATTTATGTTCCATCTAGTTATTATTTTGCCGGCGTGGCGGAATTGGCAGACGCGCTGGACTCAAAATCCAGTTCCCGTTGAGGGAGTATCGGTTCGACCCCGATCGCCGGTACTAAGAGACTTTCAGGAAGCTCTAAGTACCTTTGAATGGTCTTCATATCAATGATATGAAGGCTTTTTTTGTTTTTCTAAAACCATGCGTAACTATGCAAACTGGAAACGTGGTGCACATCGGTGCACATTTCACGTTTTCCAACATTACAGAATAGGGGACTGGCGTCTAATTCGAACCATATACGTCAATCCCTTGGTACATAAGTGGCACAGGCGTTGCGGTGCACAAGGTGGTGCACATTAATGCACAGGACGGTGCACAATTTTGTAATATTTTAGAAGCTTTCAAGGGCATTGTTAATCACCTCAGTTTGCTCACTCTGTAATTCGTCGATAACGTGCGTGTAGACGCGTTGTGTGATGCCAACGTCTGAATGTCCTAGACGTTTCGAGATCACGTAGATAGAGACGTTTTTATAGAGCAGGTAGCTTGCATGCGTGTGACGCAGACCATGAAACGTTATCTTTTTGATACCTAACTTGTCATGCGCGGACCGTAGCAATTTATTAACAGCATTATCAGTAGGGACGTGATCACTGTGCTTACCCATGAACACAAGTCGCAGATCGTTCTGCACGCCAGCAGCGACTTGTTCCTGATGCAAAGTACCCAATAGCTTAATCAAGTAGTCAGGGACACTCACAACTCGATTGGAGGACTTAGTTTTGGTGGGGAGGAAGTCGCCATCACCTTTATAGTCCAGAGTCTTATTGATCCGTAGTGACAGATTCTTATAGTCAATATCACTCCAAGTCATTCCGGCCACTTCGGAATAGCGCGCTCCGGATAGGAGACTAGTTAGGATCATGAGCGCACTTACGTTGTTGATTGATGCCTTTGGTAATATGAAATCTTTCAGCCTAGTCATATCAGCGAGGTTAAGATAGTTGGTGCCTACCACAGCTTCGTAATCGACACAGTTGGGTATTGTAGTGCGGGTCGTAAAGTTTCGATGAATCACACCATCCTCAACTGCATCTATTACACAGGCGCGACAATGGCCCGCAATCTTTGCGACAGTCTCACGAGCGTAGGTATCAGCCAAGCTATTTAAGAATCCTTGATACATTGAACGACTGACTTCATCCATGCGTGTCTTCTTGAATGACTTCTCAAGCTGATCCATAGTAAAGAGATAATTCTTCTTAGTAGCAGCGGCCACACTTGGTTCTTTATAGGTGCGGTACCACTCAGTGAAGTAGCGAACGAATGTTTTTTCGGAACTTAAAATGTCATCGCCGCGCAACTTGCTAACTTCATTTTGATTAGCAAAATACTGGGCTTCCTTCTTAGTTTTAAAGGTTGCGTTCTTCTGATGCCGCTTACCTTCAAGATCATAAAATGTAACTCTAACGGCCCATGATGAGCCTCGTTTCTTTATACTTGCCATTAGTGATTATCCTTTCTATTAATTCCCGGGCAGGATTCATTTAGAACGGATATTGTAAGCATCACCTCCTTAAAATGTGATAGAATTATGTATGTAAAAAGTGTGGAGTAGTCCACTACGTTTTATTTGGTAGCACATCCCATTATCTTGGCGGGTAGGGGGATGTGCTTTTTTATACAAATAATGCAATAATACCAACTATTAATGATGCGGATCCAATTAGAAGTGTACCAATAATAAAGCGTTGTGTTTCACTATGTTCTTTTCGCTGTTTTTCGTCATGTCTATTAAGAGTAATTTCAAATTTATCCGGTAAGGTATTGAATTTATTCTCCATATCATGATCAAGTAATTCAATTCTATGCATAATTTTTTCAGTTTCGTAGGCTAACTCTTCATGAGTTACGTATTTACTCATATTAGTACCTCCACCATCTGAGAAATCTGAATTGTCAGAATCAGCAGGGAACTTAACCACTTTATCAGTAATTTCAGCCATTAGTTAAAGCACCTCTATTCTAAGAATAAAACGTTTGTTCCCTCTAATTCATCATCAATTTTAACATGAATTGTGATGTAGGTTAGATTTTCAACCTCTTCTTTTGTCATGATGATGTACATAATTACTTCAGCTATGCTGTACTTAAACTTTGGTTCAATATTTGAATTTGGAAAATTGAATGTATTTGGTGAACCATTTAAATACTCTTTTCCATCTTTGTCAGTAACACTAACTGAAAATTTGTGCTGACCAGGCATAAAATTTATATATTGGATATGCAAGTTAACGGATATCCCAGTATCCTCCTTTTTGCAGACCATAATAGGCTCGTTCTTATCTTCATCGGTAATAAACATGGAATTAATCATAGGACCAAAAGGTAAATGGGGCATTTAAAATCCTCCTTCCTATTTGTTGTTATAGAATGGATCACGGCCGGCATGCTGATGGCGATAAACTAAGTCGTAGGTAATCAACGCAATGCTGAATACTAACCAGAATAGAAGCTGGTGAGCATGAATCCAAAGTAGGGCGTCAAACGCTAATGCAAATGGCAGAATAATCCAGATCCATTTGGTGAAAAATTTGTACGTGAACATACAGAATAATACAGCGATTAATAATAGCATTTGATAAATTCCTCCAAAGTTCTTAATTTTTAACAATATCAAGATTTGGTCAATACGAGCCACAAGAGTCGAGCCTAGATTAGCAAATAGCGGAGAAACTTTTTTGGTGTATAAAGAAAGTTGTTCTACCCTAACTAGTGTCAGATGAACGATTCATCAAAAAAGGAGAAGATTAATTAATAATCTTCTCCAGACGAAACGTCCTATAAAATTAAGGCCATCTGGCCGACAGCAAGCTGTCTATAGGACCAGTATAACCTAATCTTGAAAATTATTAAATGAATGTATTCATTTTATCTACAATTTTTTGCATTCCATCGGTAGAAATCGAAGTGTTTTCGGAGATGTTTCCTCTTTTGAATTTTGTTATTTTTAACTTACTTACAGTGGTGATATTCGCAGTATTTGCATAGGTAATCGCATTGAAATTATTCACTTTACTAGCTAATGATCTTAGTGAGGACACCATTTGCTTTTCTTCATCCATCAATTCTTTTAAATGATTACTTTGCTTAAGGAGAGGTTCAACGCGTGATACATATAATTGAATATTTTTGTATGATTGATAGTTTGGTATAGTTTTCATTAGCTGTATTGTTTCTGAAATTTCTGGACTATATTTTCCGACGTTTATCAATAATGTTTTATGATCAAATCTATTATCAATTCCAGCCTTTCTTAATAAATTCGATTCGTCTACTGTGAAACTGAATGAATTTTGACCGTCTTTATGATCTGTCATTATTTCTTTTAAACTTTTGTCTAAAAGAGCTAACTTATTACTATTTTCTTGATGAAATTCGTCAAAAAGTTGTTTTATTTGATAAAGCAACTCATAGCCAAGATTTGCATAATTTTTATGATACTTTGATGAAAGCGGCACAACCGTTAATACAGAATTATATTTTGTGTCATTTTTATTGAGCACAATTGCAAAATGTGGCCCTGAAAATTCACCACCAAGTTGAATTCCAAAGTTGACCATTACAATAGTTCCTCTGGAAAATTTACGATAAAACTTAGGCATGTTATCGTTGTTTTCTCGGTTTAGCCAATAACCATATGTTCTCATCCAAAGGGGTAACTTGTTCATTTTGAATTCAGTATAATACCTAGAATCTAGGTAGGGACGAGTGAATGATTTAAGATACATGTTACGTTCTTTTCTTGTCCACTTGTAAGCTTTTGACATAAATTATTTTCTCCTAAGAATGTGTTGTGAACAGCTTTTAATGACGTCCGCATCTGGTCATAGACTACATGACCAAGGATTCCCCATGAACCTTAGTGAAAGATATTGTACTATCGATATGAATTTGATATCCCTTATAAGTATCCCCATTTGAAATCTGTGTTTTAAAGTACTCAATTGCATTTTTTACGAAATCCTCTGGTAATTCTAACTCGGATGCAACTTCGTAAGTAGTTTGTAATCCCAAATCATAGCACCTGATTAGGTCATCCATTGAGATAGCTGATTTATAGGCCAATCTTCTGGCAAGTAATTCCTGTTTACGATGATCTAACTGTTTCTGGTTAACTATGACCCCAACTGATGTTAGAAAGTGCATAAACTCTTCACGTAGAATTACTTCTTTATCAGCCTCTGGTTGATCAGGTTCCAGAAAAAGATATGGCTTGCCCTTGCGAGTGCGGTAAGCACCGTAAAGACCGGTTTTCTTTTTAAGACCGACTTGCTCAATAATGGTAACGTATTGTGCGTACGTAATTTCCAATTCTTCTAATTTACTCAATCCCACAAAATCACCTTATTTATCACTATTATATTTATCAATTTCGCTATCGAGATAATCTCCAATCTCTTTGGCCTCTTGATTGCTAATTTTATGATTTGGATCAGCTTGGTGAGCGGCTAATGTTTCGGGACCGTCCATAATACTTATCTGATCGGTGAGTTGCTCTTGAGCAAATGCGAGTACTTTTTTCTGTCTGTCGTGGTGAAGCGACGTAACTACTTTATTTATCTCACCGGTTATTTCGTCTGGCTTTAATCCCATTAAATAAGTGAGATCAACATTTAATGCATCCGCAACTTTAGATACGACATCTACTGGTACCTTCTCTATGTCGCCTTTTTCGTATCGGAAGATAGTTGAACGGGAGACACCAATTTCTGCTGCAAGTTGATCCGCATTTATGCCTTTCTTTTTACGGATATTTTTCATTCTTTCGCCAACGTTCATAACAATGCCTCCTCATATAATATAAATAAAGTATATACCAGTGTCGCAAAAATGCAACACAAACATGTCGCATTTTTGCGATTTGTTTGTTGACAAACTCAACCTTAGGATATATGCTTAATACATCAAGTCGCATGAATGCGACTTACAGGGAGGAGAGAAAATGCTGAACATGAATATGGATCGTTTGCGTGGACTGTTAGTAGAGCGTCATGTAACACAAGATGAAGTGGCAACAGCGTTAAAGATTAATCGCAGTACCTTCTATAGAAAAATCAGTGAAGGTGGAAATCGATTTACGGCAGAAGAGATTTTTAAAATGCGCGATTTTATCCCGTTGAGTGATCAAGAAGTTATTGATATTTTTTTAACAAAGAAAGTCGCATTATCGCGACGCAAGGAAGTAATTTAAATGAATGACATCACACCATTTAACTTTGAGGATAGTCCTGTAAGAACGGTGTTGATTGATAAAATTCCGTATTTTGTGGGAAAAGATGTTGCAAGCATTCTTAGCTATGCCGATACAAATCAAGCTGTCAGAAATCATGTTGCTGATACTGATAAGCTGAGCCGTAATTTTAACGGGTCAGGTCAAAATAGAATAATGACGGTTATTAATGAGTCGGGATTATATGATCTAATTTTTGATGCTAGTCGCCAAGGGAAAAACCAAATGGTACGGATGCGTGCTAAACGTTTCCGACACTGGGTAACTAGTGAGGTATTACCGTCTATTCGTAAACGTGGTGCATACATGACGGATGAGAAGGCTTATGACGTTACCCATAATCCAAACGGGCTGGCGGACTTGTTGATGCAAGCCGGTGAGCAGTTGAAACAGAAAAACCTAGTGATTAAGAAATTGCAACCGAAGGCGTTGTTTGCCGACGCGGTGGCCACCAGTAGTACTGAGATTCTGATTGGTGACCTGGCTAAAATTATTCGCGGTAACGGAGTTGATATCGGTCAGAACCGTTTGTTCACTTGGATGCGTGAGAATGGCTACTTAATTAACCGGTACGGGTCAAGTCGTAACATGCCGACTCAGAAGGCGATGGACTTGGGCTTGTTCAAGGTGAAGGAGACTAGTATCACACATTCCGATGGTCATACGACAGTTAACAAAACTACTAAGGTAACTGGTAAGGGACAGCAGTACTTCATTAACAAGTTTCTAGCTACTCAATTGGTTTAACAGAAAGGAAATGAAATCAATGGCGGATAAAGTTGCAACTATGAAAAATCTCCAAAAAAATAACCCCTACTATGTAGGAGTTGAAAATGTAATCCATGTTACTACTCGTAAGGGTGATGGAACTGAGGGTGATCCAGTTAGGTTTGTAGAACATTTTTACAATATGGACGGTCATTTACTATTTGAGTCTGAATGATGCGCACGGCCAACAGGCGGATGTGCAATTTGAAGTTTTAACAAAATAGTATTGATAAAAATATTTAAATAAACCTTCAAAGTGTCCAAGTTGCTTTGTGAGTCAAACTCATCAGGTCTACTCCAATGAGTAAAGTCATTACCAAAAACTCTGACAACATCAGATGACGCAAAGGCAGCTACATCATTTTTTAGAAAATGAGCGATTACATCATTCAGCTGATACTTTGAAATTTGTTCTTTAGTTTCTGAGCTTTCCTGTAAAGCCCAGTCTTTAATAAGAATCTCAAGACTGGCGCGGTACCCCATTCCAGCTAAATCATAATATCCATTTTGCTCAGCATCATAAGAAGCGTTGTAAGTGTCTACAAATCGTGGTGAACATTCATTGATTAGTGCATCAAAGGTTTGAATGGAGTTACTGGGATATTGAGCCAATAGTTTCCATGCTGTACTGGGCTCATGATCGACTTCTTGGACGATTATGAAAGACCATTGATTACATGCTGGGCAAAAACAAGTTATGTAATCAACCCATCCATTACTGAAGTTTGTGTAACCTTCTGAATTCAATGTTGGGTTGTTTACAGCACCACATCTAGGACAAAGTGCAGGAATCTCAATAGGCTTGTTCTGCAGGTATGTTGGGGTAACGCTGTTAGGAAGTTTTAATATTCTGGTATCGTTCACTAAATAACATCTCCATTCATTAATCTTAATTATATATCAACATGTATTTGAAAAGAATAATAAAAATTACCAATGAAAGGTGGTGATATACATGGACTTCGGCTTAAATCTTGATCCAAAGCAAACTAACTCATTTCTACAAAAAATGGTTGGCAAACTAGTAGATGCACTGGTACCAGTCTTAAAAGAACGGCTACTGGGAGACGAGTTAATGACACGAGAGCAATTGGCTGCATGGCTACAAGTTTCGGCTGATAAGGCGGATGAATCCTTTATTTTTAAACCTGGGTTCCCGTTCTATATGGTCGGTACCAAGAAGCGTTATTGGAAGCGTGCTGTAATCAAATGGATTGATGAGAATCAGCGTACAAAATAAGAATATCCCGGGCAGGATTCAATTATTTTCATTCATCAATATCAAATATAAGGAGCAATTAACTATGAGTATCAGTGTTGTACCGCTTATGTATGTTGGGGTCATTGCTTTTGCGGTTTGGGTTGATGCAACTGGCTGGAAAACAGTAATAGGAAAGATTATTAATTCATTTGGTATTTAGGAGGTAATTCTAGTGAGTAATTTTCAGAATGTGTTTGAAGGCTTACATTGCCAGCTACGAGAAAATCGTAACTTAATTGAATTACGAAGGCTTAGGGATGCAATTATTGCTAGCAGTAATGAAGGAAAAACGGGAATGGAGTGGAGCAAAACAGTGATTGATGATGATGCAAGAGACGCTTTGCTGAATGAAGGAATTGTTGTGATTCCAAGAGCATCTAGGCATAGCTATGTAATTGATTGGTCATCAGTATATGAGGAGGAATAACGATGAAATTAGTATCACACAAGCCATTTGCTATTTGGTCAGAAAAGCAAAATACCCAACACCGGGGGCAACCGGTATCGGGCACAAAAGTAGATACGCTAAGCATTGTATCTAAAGTAGATTCTAAACCGAAACCAACATTACGGCAACGCCTTTGGGGGTGGCTACGATGATTAATCGTACGGTATTAGTTGGGCACTTAACGCGCGACCCTGAGTTGCGCTATACGAATGGTGGTGCTGCCGTAGCAACATTCACTATCGCTGTCAATCGACCATTTACAAATCAAAATGGTGAACGCGAAGCTGATTTTATCAGTTGCGTCATTTGGCGCAAGGCCGCGGAAAATTTCGCAAACTTCACTAGCAAAGGTTCGCTGGTGGGGCTAGATGGGCGCATACAGACGCGTAACTATGAGAATCAGCAAGGTGCCCGTGTATACGTCACTGAGCTTGTAGTTGAGAATTTCTCGCTACTAGAGTCTAAGGCGGAAGCAGACAAACGCAGAGAAGAAAGCAACCGCTATTCACAGCATTCACAGCCACAGACGGATGCTGGCAGTCAGTCAGCAAGCCAAGCTAGTGGTACTGCGAGTTCTGCAAGTGATCCGTTTGCTAATAATGGCAATCAAGTCGACATCTCAGATGATGACTTGCCATTCTAACGGACAGGGGGTGGTTTAAATGGCAATCATTCGTGGTAAGCGAGACACCAACTTTACAATCATGCGGAATGAAGGTCTTCAAGATGTGCGACTTTCGTTTAAGGCTCGTGGTTTGATGGCGTACATGCTGTCACTGCCTGATGATTGGAAGTTTTACGTGAAAGAACTAGTAAAACATAGTGATCGTGATGGGCGCGATGCAGTACTGTCAGGGCTTAAAGAGTTAGAGAAGGTTGGATATCTTCAAAGAACTACACACCGCAATAAGGGCAAGTTTGACTCTGTAGATTACTTACTTGTTGATGTACCGGTATCTACACCGCAAACGGAAAATCCGGATACGGGAAAACCGGATACGGATAATCCAACGCCGGATAAACCGGATACGGAAAACCCACAACTACAAAGTACTAACGGTACTAAGGACTTACCTGTACCAAGTACTGATGATACTAATGATGATGATGAAGGAAATACCCAGCCAATTGACCCCATCAAAAAAAGCTGGACCCAAGTATGGGAGAACGACCCTAACCAAGTCGTAGGAACTCAGTTACGTGAATGGTCGCAGACAATAGGGCCTGACCTAGTCTGCTACGCTATCACGGTTGCTGGAGAGCACTCTGTAAAGGTGTCCGGTGCCTTGAAGTATCTGAGCAAAGTGATCAGCGGATGGCAAGACCGCCAAGTGGCGACTTTAGAACAAGCAAAGCAACTGGCTGCTGAACATGATAAAAAACAACATCACGACTCTAGCAAAAAGCGTTCACGTAAAACTCGCAAAGAAATTACTCCTAGCTGGATGAACGAAGACGGGAGCATAAAAACTGGACAAAAAAGCAAGGATACCTTGACTGATGAGCAGCGTAAAAAGTTAGATGAAATGCTAGCTCATATGGATAAAGGAGGTGATGTAGTTGGTGCTTAAAGATTTTAGTACGGTCATCCGCCGGGATGGAGATTTACTGGTTATTCGATTGGCGGATGATCGTAACCAAAAGTATCTGAGCGCTGGTGACGTTGTCGAACTAGGGTTTGAAGACGGCCGGACTATTACCGCTAAGCAACGATCCAAGTGTTACGCCTTAATCAATGAAGTTGATGACTGGAATGGTAATCAGGATGGTGAGTTAACTAAGCGGCAATTAAAAACTGAGTTCATCAAAAAACGAGGGATGACTAAACAATTTTCGTTATCAGATTGTTCCATGACGACCGCCGGAGAATTTATCACATTCTTAATTGATTTCTGCATGAGTTGGAATGTACCTTTTTCAACTAAGACGTTGGATGAGATTCAGGGTCAATATGGTTGGGAGCGAATTTGTTTGAAGTATAAGCAGTGCTGTATTTGCGGCCAACATGCGGATATCGCACATGTTCATGCAGTTGGTATTGGTCGCAACCGAGATGAAATTAATAACGTGGGTAATCAGGTTATGCCGCTTTGCCGACGTCACCACGTTGAACAGCATACGGTCGGCATCCGGACGTTTATGGAAAAGTACCAGGTCAAAGGTGTACCAGTCACACCACGTCTACAGGAAGAATTGAGAATTGGCAGTTGGCGGGTTATCCGTGATGAGGGCATCATCATGACGAGAGAGGATGATTAGATGTCCAGAATTAATAGCAGATTGTTGCTACAGCGCGTCCAGGATGTTGAAGCCAAGTATCAGTCGGTTAACTTCGCTCCCATTTCCGCAATGAGGAAGGTTTGGCGCTTAACCGGCGCAGTTATCCCGGATGACCCTCATGAAGTTTATGTAACACGTCGAACTTACACAATAATTCAAGTAAGTGTGGGTCGGGGACTATCTGTTAAAGAAATTTCGGGTTTACTAAACCGCCGGCAAGTTGAGACACGCGGGATGGTCCAAGCATATCGGCATAATGAGTTGAAAATAACGAAACGAGGTTGGAAGCATGACTAAAAAGAGCATCAATTTTAATTTATCAGAAATCAGTGATGGCGCAGTTCAAGAGAAACTAGATCGTGAAATGAAGCGAGTTGCGGCTAATATCTTGGACCCTAACACTGAGGCTAAAAAGAAACGTAAGATCACGTTAACCATGAGCTTTTCACCAAATGATAATCGGACAGTGATTGATGTTGATACTGAGGTTAAGTCTGTAATCGCGCCACAAGTGGCAGTGCCGACTACTATGATGACTGGTCGAAATCTGGATACTGGTGAAATTGCAATCAATGAACTTAAATCAGGTACCCCTGGGCAAACCTATATTGATGATGATGGCACGGTTAAGACGGACACCGGGACGCCGGTTGAAGAGGTCGAGCCAGACTTAAAGAAAGATTCCGACTCACAATCAGATGCATCCGCAGGCAAGAGTGCTGAAATTATTGATTATCAGAAACGTCAACAAAACTAGGGGGAAACAAACATGGACTTATCAACTGAAACATTAAATCATATTGAACAAAAGGCATTAGCAGCTGCTGACAAGACGGTTATTACTGGGCCAAATGGTGAAACATTCCTAGTAGGTGAAAACGTACAGGAATGGCACCAACACTGGCAAGCTAAAGAACCAATCACTACCAGTACACTTTCAAGTATTGTTGAATACCTTCAAAGTGGTACCGACCTTAAAACGGGTAGCCGTGGGAAGACAATTATTCATATTATTTCGCCTACTAAGGTTCAGTTACTCGGTGAACTTGATCCCTATGGTAATCGTGAAGTATTAATGGTAGCTAGTCCGGTCGTGGACCGCATGGAATTTGGTCGGTTTATTGATCGTGAGCGGATGAATATCATGCTACAAGCCATGTTTGTTCCGAATGATGATCGAGCAGCCGTCTTAACGTTCATCGGGAATCTTACCCAGGATAATAATGTAAATGTTTCTGATGACGGTGTCACACAGTCGGCCACAGTTAAAACCGGGGTTGCTAGTCAGGGCGTGGCCAAGGTGCCTAATCCGGTTAACTTGATGCCTTACCGGACCTTTGGTGAAGTAGCACAACCAGCTAGTGATTTCATTTTTCGGGTAAATAAGGATACGGATGCTGCCTTGTTTGAAGCGGACGGTGGTGCTTGGCGGCAAGAAGCAATCGACAATATTAAGGTCTACTTAGCAGACCAACTGAACCTTGATGGCACTGATAACAGTAACATCACAGTCCTAGGATAAATCGTGGAACAACTAAAACGGATGTTAAGTGCAGCAATTGACCGAACAAATGACATACTATTTGCCATTTCAGTATTAGCGGCTATGGTACTACTAGCAAAGGTGGCAGCGCTGTGGTTTTACACCGCGCTGTTTTAGAGGAAGCATTAGATATAAGGAGTGAATAATTGTGAAACAAACGGATGATGGAATTTTTATCCTGGAATTAACACCGAAAATTATGGAACAGGCATTCGAAGCGTTTAGGGATGATTAAGCATGTACGTTCTTTACTATCAGGATTATGACGAAGTACAGATTTACGGGGTATTCGCATCTCGGGATGACGCTGAAAAACGTATTCTCAATTGGGATGGAAAATTATATCCGGACGGCGGATTTCACGTTGAATATGCGGAGGTAGAGTAATGAATGTAGTTCAAGTTGATGAATTAAAGATTGTGGTCAAAGCACATAGTATTAGCTTGTTTTCAAAACGGTCAGAATTTGTTATTACTCCAAAACTCATTCGTGCGTTTGAAGATGCAGGGAAGCAAGCGTGGAAAATGCTGAATTATCATGATGTGACCGGACTCGGAAATGATTACTATGAATATTATGATAAGAAGCTTGATAATAATGGTTACCTAGGAATTAGGAGTGATTGTTTGGTAATCGATCGACCTTATG